GCAGGTACATTTTCAGGTTCATCTCCATCTCTCTCAAATTGTAGTTCAAACTTTACGCCTTGATCGTTCAGGCGCTGAATGTATCGCAGCATGCTGTCGGCTCGTTCAAACCGTATGCTGGTGCGTTGCTGTCGTAGTTTAACCTTGTACATCCCACGGCATATCATCCACCTGCGGCGGGTTCTTCTTGCTGTCCTCTATTACGGTCTCGCGGATGCTCTTGGGGTCAAGTATCTCGTACTTCCACGGCACCAGCGACAGGAACGCCTTGACCTCGCCGGTGCTTTCCTTCTTCCATTCTTTGCCGCGCACATTGCAGCGTGCCTTAATCTGCGCTCCAACCGTCAGGCCCAGCGCTTCATCCACGTCGTCCTTCAGGAACTCCACAGGTATCGTCTGCGGATATTGTCCGTCTTCGACTACAATGTGCACCTCGCACTTTCGAAATCCGCTGTCAAACTCAATCGGTTTGCAAATGCGGTGAATAACGCCCTCAATTATCAACTCCATTGTCTTTGTATGATTTGTTAAATGATGTTTGTGACCAGTTAGGCAGGTCGATTGTCCGTAGTTGGTTGAGCTTCAAACGCTCGAATATCTCACGCCAGCGTTCCATCGTTGGCTCCGTGTCAATTATCTCGTCTTCGAGTCCGTCGTCGTCGTCCTTCATTGTGGATGTGCTGAGTAGATGCAGCGCCAAATCCTTTAAACGCTGCTGTTGCGCATCCTTATCAGATTCTACATCGTCAAAAAACTTCTCTAAATCCATTACACGGTATTTATTATCTCGCCAATAGCTGATGAAACCAAGCTTGCGTTTATTATTCAATTTCATCCTCTCCGTATACTTCGAGCTGATAGAAACCTGCGAGCTTTAAGACCGCACGCGACAGCGCACGTTTCTCGGCCATGGCGATAGGGTACGCATTGCGGTTGTTACTCTTGCTCACCTCGCCGTACGTCTCAACATTGCCTATTTCGCATTTTGCGTGCGCTTTAACGCAATATCTCCCCTCGCTAGGGTCAGACCATTCGGGCACCGTTTCGAAGGTCACCACGGCCTTTATTTTGGCTTGTACGTGTTCCACGCCTCGGCGCGTCATGATGACGAAGCCTCGTGGGTCCTTGTGGAAATGGTCAGGCCGCATGTCGTACTTCTTCGATAGCGCCTTGAGTTCATCGATTACGCTCATGGTAGTGGTGTTGGATCAAGGTTTATGTAGGGAGCGAACGGCGACGCAAAGCGCAGGCTACTTAGGTTCATGCTCACAGGTGAGTCACACACCACGTCAAAGGCTTTCTCAACGTATTGAATGGCTCGATCTGCGCATTCTCGGAAATTGTCTTGCTCGATGCCATTAACAGCAAGCAGCATGTACACACCCGTGCCGCTGCAGCTCTTGCCAGCTGCTACGATGTACTCGCTGTAGGCTGCACTGTGCAGGACCTTGTCAACGTCCATGCCATCAGGCTGATGCTTATCGTCTATGTCAATCTGCACCAATCCGCTGTGCGTTTGAAAGGTGTCCTGTCGGCGGTTCAGGAAAAGGCCATGCGGCATGATAGCAGGCAGCTGCTTCTTCTCCCAGTCGTTCCGTGGCTGTTCAGGTCGGACGTTCTCGAGCCAGTCAATCAATCGCACCTCTGTGGTGTTCCGATCAAAGGCGCCACGGCAGGCGCTCACATAAATGTCGTTTACGTTCATCGGTTCTTGGTGTATGCCGCAATGAGGTCGGCTTTGAATTGTTCCATCAATCGTTCGAAGCGCTTCTGTTCAGCAAGCTCCTGCTGCTGGTGGTTGAAGTCGCGCGTAGGTTTAACGTGCACACTGCTGCGCACACAAATAGGTTTGCTCATCATTATTGGTTTTGTAAATGTTCCCATATCTCTTGTTCAATACGTTCGTGGTTATAGTCCAGCAGGTTATCGTCAGCACAGGTGATGTCGATCCGTTCAAAGCTGGTGTGATTCTTCTGCCACAGCACCACGCGAATGATGCGCACGGTGGCTGGATGGCTCGGTGAGATGTGCGTGGCTTCCTCGCCAGCTTCGACCTCAAAGGTCACGACCATCTCAAGGCCGTCGTCAAGTTTGAGCAGGATTTGGTCTTCCATCTGTTTCGTTTCTTGTGCAAGTGTACAACTATTTACACACCTGTACAACAAAAAGGACAAAAAAAAGCGGCACCCCCCTGCAAGGATGCCGCCCAAAACCAAATACCTGATGAAACAAAAAGGTTTACTTGTCCACTTTGGACTTAGCAAATATAGGTTATTTCCGTCCTCTTTTGCTATCGCCGAATACAACGGCATTGATGATGCGCTTGAGAATGTCGATAACCTTGTCATCCTTCTCAGTTGCTGTCAGTGCAGTAATAGTACCTGCAGCAGTTAAAATGGCCAGTGCAATCTCGGCCCAGTAAAGTGATAGAATCTCTTTCATGTTATTGTGCTTCTTCGACCTTCCAATATGGTAGGTCGCTATTTGAGTTGTGCAAGGTAACAAACCAACCGCCAAGGCGTGGCGTGTTGAAGCCTTTCTCGACAGACCAACCTGCAAAGCGGTCGCCGAGCATCTTGTAGCTGCCGAGCTGAAGATGGTGAACGCTGTCTTGGTACAGCTTACCAAAGCGGCTGATGCGGTCTGACGTCACAGGCAGGTGCCATTTCTGATGTGTGTGCCCACGCACAATCAAGCTCGCGTCCTTGAACTGCATTTGGTCAATGTCAACACGCAGCACACCTTTGGATCGTGGAGCGTTGCCACCCATGCCGTGATGGTAGTGCACAAACGTCGAGCTGCGGCGCTTGCCTTTTTGAAATATCTGCATCCATAGCCAGCCGCTGTAGCCTGCCACCGTAATGTTGCCGCCGTTCTTGTTTACGATGTATGCCACGCGGTCGAGCGGGCTGGTGTGCATACGCTTCTCGATGTTGGTCTCGTGGTTGCCACGGCAAAAAAACTTGATGACGTCCTTGTACTTGATGAGAAACTCGGCGCTGTCTTCAATAACGTCGTCGAGGTACGTGATGCTTTTGTACTCAGGTCGGATGTCGCTGTAACTGGACCGCGGATCGTACTTGCCACCCATCAGGTCAAACCAGTCGCCAAATATGAACACGGGCGTGTTGGTTCGCTTGGCTTCGTCTAGGTGCCTGCGCAGCATAACGCGGTCGCATTTTACGCTGTCATAGTGGACGTCAGAAATAAACAGCATACGCTGCGGTTGCTTGTCCAGCTTGACGGCGTGGACGGTGCGGCTGATTTGTTCAATCTTCATGTGTATAACCAAACCACGTCAGCGTCTTTGCTCGGGTCGTCGTCAACGTGTATGAATGTGCTAGCGATGCCGATGCGGTTAAAGCCTGCATCGATGAGGCCGCCTAAGATGTAGGCGCGGCTGCGTGAATCTACGCAATGTATGTCTGCCGCCAAGCCTTTGAGGTGTGCGCTGTCTTTCTTACCGCCTACCTTGCGGTTGTGATCGGGTGAGCGGTAGCCTGAATTGATGTGAAACGGAATACCAGCAAGGTGTCGCGCCTTGTCCAGCATCTCCAAAAATACCTCGTCCATCATTTGTTCGCCGCTGCCGATTGCGTCGGGGCTGTCGAACTCATGATAGTTGAAGTATCTCATAATAGGGCTATAGAGATGGCTGCAATAAGTATGATAACGTCGGCTATATCACCTCGGCCATATTGCTTGGCCTTGTATATGATGTTCGCCACCACGGTTGCTAAGATAATATAAATCATTTTTCCTTCTTTTGGATGATATACCAGTTGTTGTCGGTGTGGCCGAGGACGGTGATGCCGTCATAAGATCGGTCAAAGTCATAAGTAGTGGCGCCGTTAATGGTCACACCTGTATCGCCAGTATTGGGTCGGAGTGTTACATACTTAACTGCGCTAATACTTGCGTCGCTGTGAAACTGGATGACGCGGCCATGGCTCTCTGCAATTAGTGGTAATTCAATAAATCCCTGCCCATTCGCACCGGTCCAACTGTTGACGATGTGCAGGTCGGTGTCATTGACTGAGCTTACCAACGTGTCACGGCTCTGTATGCTGCGCACGCTTGTCTGATTCCTGCTGCCAAGCTGTGCAAAGCCATTGCCTGCGTATCGGTTAAAGGTGTCGCCCGTTCCTGCAATGCCAACAATGGGTTCAAGTATGATCGGGTCATTGGTATTAACTGCATCGCCTATAGCCGTCGTCACGGTGCTGGCGTCTTGCGTCAAAAAAAACGCCTCTAGTTGCGTGTATACAGGCCGCGCTGTGTACGTCATCTCAAACAGTGCGTAGTATTCGCTGCTGTCGTCGAGTACTTGCCACATGTAAATTTGACTGCCGAATATCTCGCCGCGCTGTACCTTGGTCGCCTTGCGTTGGCCTGCAAGTATCTCTTTTACACCGAGGCGGTTGATGCCCAGCGCAGCCGTCGTGTCGTTCAAGCTGTCCCATGCGTCCGTGCTGATGTAGTTGACGCCACTGAGCACGCGAATAATGCCGTCAGCGTTTTGTGCTTCTTCGTCACCAAACAAAAACTCACCTTGGTCAATGGCGCCACGCGCATTGTCGCTGTTAGTAGCTGTAAACTCTACGGTGTCACCTAACGCTGTACCTTCTACGATGTCTGCACGCAGCACGCTGATGTCATAGTCAGCATCAGACGTAGCCACCAGCGCCGTATTATTTGCACCGTCATCGTCAATGCCAAAGATTTGTATGGTGATGTCGAGGCCGTTTTCGTCTGAGGCCAAGGCAGGCGTCAGGATGTAGAACGGCAGTTCAAGCTCGCCGCCGTCGCGCTTGTCAAATATCTCGCTGACAATGCTGTAAGTAGCCGAGGAGCTTTGCCAGCTGACGTCACCGTAGACGTGGCTGGTGTATTCATACGGCCATTCATCAGGATCGCCAAAGCCAAAGAACACGAGCTGTGAGCCGTCATAAGTTACATTCCGCTGCAGGTACTTGGTGCCTGCCTTGATGGTGAACTGCAAGCGGATGCGCCCTACACGGTCGTTGCCTGTGCTGGTGCCGTCGCCATCATAGTTGTAAACCAGCGTGCCACTGACGGCAAACACGGTGCCTGTGTCGTAGTCAATATCTGTGTCGCTCTTAGTAGTTCCAAATTCGCTCTCGGTATAAACGCTGTCAAACACGATCGGATAGTTGCCATTGTATCGGCGCACTCTGCTGACTGTCTTTAGCGGTGGCAAGAACGTGTATTCATACCCTCTCAACCGTTCAAACGTACTATCAAATGCTTTCTCAGCGTTAAGGCTTTGTTGCGTGATGGCGGTGCCATCTTTCTGCGTGCCTTCCACTGTCAAGGTGCTGCTGTACTTCTGTGCGCCTACAGGTAAAAACCACCACTTACCTTGAGCTTGAAACAGTCGAGCGTTCCAAACCTTGGCCAAGTTTTCTAATACTTGAAACGTGCTGTAAAATTGGTTCTGTCCGTTGCTGTCAGGGTTGTACAAACCGTAATGGCTGATGCGTGTATCCTCCAGCTGATTGCTGCCTGCATAGTCGTCGCTTTTGAAGTCGTTGACATAATACAGAAAGTCGTCCGTGCCCCACAGGTGAGTCGCTCGCGTCTTGTTCAAACAGTTCAGAAGGTGATCAAGTGTTGAAACGGCTCCTGTATATGCGCTCCCGTCATTATCGTACAGGATGCTTTGCAAGTTCCCGAGGTCGTCAGCTGCGGTGAGCGTGTTCTGAATTGGTCGCGAGTCATATGGCCGTACTACTTGCTCAGGATACAGCACGCCGCCCCACCAAAAGTCATCAGTGCCGTCAGGGTCTTTGCGAATACTGACGCTAAACCGCTGCTCTGCTGACGTAGCCAACAAGTCCATAAATGTTTCGTGCGCTACCTCGGTTTCCGTCAAGGTGAACGTAACCTCGCTGCCGATAATAGGCTGGTATCGGTCTTCGTTGTTGCCGCTGTAGCGCAGCACAAACCCGTCAGCGCCGAGGTTAAACTCGCGTGCAACTCCAGTAAAATCAGAGTCGTGAATATTTAAGCGCCAGTCGGTGCCTTGGTCGTCAGTGAACTCTGCAAATAGTCGGATCGGGTCAGCCATTAAAATCCTCTTACACGGTTACGGTCAATTGCATTGCGCTCGCTGGTCAGCAAGATGTCGCGTCCTGAAATCTTACCAGTGACTTGTACCTGCGTCGCGCCCATCATGTCTTGCAGGCGGTCGAGCGGTGCCACCACTTCGGGGTTGATGCTGCTGGTGCCTGAACCCTCGCCTACCATTGCAAGTGATGCGCCTGTAAACAGTCCGCCGTTTGCCATCATAGGTAAACCAAAGCCGCCAGTAATAAACTTGCCAAGGCCGCCTTTTACCATACCAACATTCGGAAACAATACAGACAGAATCATGAACTGTGCAACCAGCGACGCGAGCTGCATAGCCAATCGCTTGATCATGTCAAGCATGACCTGCTCAAAGGTAGCCGTGCCGCTTGCAATTTGTTGGAAGGCGCTGTCTACAAAACCTGCAACGGCCTGCGCCATGGCGTTCATGCGGTTCTGTACTGCTGTGCTCGCCGCAATCACCGCGTCAATGTCTTCATCTTCCACGATGTCTTCAGGCATGTCGATGTCGACGATGTTGAGCGCAGCAGGCACAGTCACTGCTGATTCACCTGCGCCACCTCCAGCACCTCCACCACCTCCTGCAGTTGGTAGCAAGTTGGTCAAACCTCCAAGGGTCTTGAGTGATTGCGCCACGCCCTCTTCGCTCAACAGCTCAATGGGTTCGCGTTGTAGTTCATCCTCAATGCTCGTGCGTATGTTCTCTGCCGCCTTTTTACCAAACTCTGCAGTACGTTCTGCTGCATCGCTGAAAGCTGTACGGACCAGCTCAGGAATTGCAGCAAAGTCACCCGTAAATACGGCCTTGATAATTGCGCCAAGGTCTTTGAAGCTCTCGATTACGTTGTTGACAGCAAACGCAAAGAAGTCAAACACCGTAAGCACGGTGCCTTTGATGGCTCCAATGATGCCGCGCACAAGGCTTGACTCATTGAAAAGGGTGATGAAGAAGTTGATCACCTTTGTCAATGGTCCTGCAATCTCGTCAGCAAAGGTTACAATCGCTACGCCCAACGCTACGATGGCGCCAACAATCAGGCCGACAGGTGAGAGCAATGCCATGAACCCTTGTATCAATGACGGCAGTATCACAAGCAGCGGTCCCAATGCAGCAGCAATACCTGAGCCAATGACCATGAACCGCTTTGCCTGTGGGCTTAGGTTCTGAAATGCTGCTAACATGTTCTTGAGGCCGTCAATAACTGGAGGCAAAAACTCCATTATAATTTTACCAAACTCCTCCTGCAAGTCACCGAATGCGTTAGCGAGTTGCTTGAGTCCGCCCGTGCCTGCCTTGGCTGCAGCTTCAGCACTGCCGCCGTACTGCTTCTCCAGCTCCTCCAGTATGATGCTCTGCGCCTGCGCCATATCGCCGCTCTCTGCCAGCGACTTGATGACCTCCTTTTGGTCCTCGCTGAACTGGATACCCGCGCGGCTCATCGCGCTAAGGTTTGCGACTGGATCGTTGAGCGCCTTACCCAACATAATGCTGGCGCTCTTTAGGTCGCCGTCCAAGCGTGTGGCAAGGTTCAGCGCTGCCTCTTGGCTCTTGGCAAACTGGTCGCCCGTGATATTGGTAAACGTCAGCAGCTGTGCCGTCGCGTCCTTCAGTATCTCCTCGTCACCGAATAGCGTCTTGCTCTGCAGGTCGCTCGCCATCTTCTGCAGCTGCTTCGAAGTAAAGCCTACGCTGGCGCCTGTTGACTTCAGGCCCGCCTCGACTTGTGCGATGGCTTTCTGCTGCTGGTCAAATGCTTTGACGGCTGTAAACCCAAGCGCCGCGATAGGCGCCGTCAGGTTCATCGTCATGCTCTTACCAAGGCGCTTCGTGCTGCGTCCGAAGTTGCGCATCTTGGACATGCTGCTGCCCAGCGCTTTGTCAAACTGCTTAGTTTGTGCGCCTATCGTTACTATGAGATCGTTCAGCTTTGCCATTTGTCGCGCTCTTCAATTACTTTTCTTAGCTCTTCCTTGGTCAGGTTTTTAGCGTTCTGCTTTGGTCGCTCCCAAGGGAATTGCATCATATCCTTTGGTCGCAATTTACGGCCTTTCCGTAGATGGGGCTGCATGTAGATTGTAGCCAGCCACCGCGTGCGCTCCCACTCAAAGCGCTCCTGCATCTCTGCCGTCTCGCGGTTGGCCTCCAGCGCCAAGCTCAATTCCCCGAAGGTCATCTCCCAAAACGCAGAAGGGGACAGGTGCAGCACACCCATCCCCATCCGAATCACGTCTTGCCATCCTACTGGCTTATCGTTACCGTCTACGCTTTTTTTTGGTCGCTGTATTCACCAAGCACGTCAAAGCATTGTGTGACGTGTGCAAGCGTAATGTGCTCCTCAAACTCCTGCAGCTCCATGTCGAAGTCGACACCTTCGAAGTTGCAACCGCACTCTACGCCCACAAAGCATAAAAAAGCGCAAGCGTCGGCTGAGAGCTTTGAAGGATCTGACAAGCTGAACACGTTGACCTTTGCCTTGCGTTCGAACTTTTTCAGCGCCTTCATCGAGTAGCGCACAGGGTACTCGTTGCCGTTTATTTCAATCATTAAGCAACAGTATCTGTGATAGGTCCAGTCAACTCAAAGGTGCAGCTATATGTCGCTGTGTCCTCTGTGCCGCCTGATTGCTCAAGGCTTGTGATAAAGCCGCCGCATGTAAAAGACAAGTCGCCAGTCACCTCGTTTGCCTTGGCAAACTTCAACGTCAATTGTGTGCGAGCTTCCCAAGCGGTCCACAAATCTGCGAGGTCCTTGTTTGAGTCCGCATCTGCGTAGTCAATCAAACCGCTGCAGCTGATTGAACCTGACTTCAAACCGCCGAGCAGCTCACGGTATCCCGCGCTGTCCTTGGTTGTGATGTCGATTGTCTCCATGTTGAGAGAAAGCGAGCAGTCGGTAGCTGCTGCGATCAGCGTGCTATCAATGTAGACGCCGAGTTCCGTTCCGTTAAAAATGGCCATTTTATTCTGATTCTATAGATTCTTTTTCGGTCTTCTTCTTAGGCGCGTCAAGGAATCCTTTTTCTTTTAGTTCCGCTGCAAAGTCCGACGTCACGCTCGGCGTGTCGCCTTTCTTAAAGTTGTTCCCGCGCAGCTTGCACGCCTTCATGATTGTAACCTTCATGGCTGCAATTTACGGCAAAATCATTGACTGTATCAAATGCCTTTCTTGGCCAGCAGAATCTTCAATTCATTGACAGCATCCAGCAGCGTATCCAGCTTCTTGGCCATATCGTTCTCGCGCTTCTCGAGGTTGATGATGCGCGACTTCAGCAGCGTGACCTCTTGGTTAATCTTTGTCCATGCTGCGATGCCTCCACCGAGCAACGCGATGAACTCGAATATCATCGCCGCCGTTATCTGTTCCATGCTCAAATATCGTCTATTTCAAACCAACCGTTTTCGACCATATAGTCCTGATCCCGCACCGTCGTCGTGCTGGGTATGATGGCGGCAAATGGGAACTCTTCGCTGTTGAGCGCATACGACTGCAATGCAAAGCGCTCGTCTGCTGTCAGCTCAGGAAAGAGGCTCACCAGCTTTTCTAGCGTCGCCTGTTCGTGTACAGGTATGACGTACTCGGTATCCACTTGCAAGGCGTGCTGTACTCCGTCAGGGTGTACGATTACGCCGAACACCGTCCCGTCCTTTTGGTACGGCTCCTGCACGGCCAGCGGCGTTGTGATGTTGTAGAGTTCGCGCGTTATTGATTTGGCGCGTTTCTCGCTTGTCAATGTACCTTCGGGTAAAACGATGATATAATGCATCAGTAGATGGAATAGAAGCTGTTGATGTTGCTCTCAATGTTCGTTCGGTTGCTGGATTGGTCGGAGTTGTAAAATACATACTCCTGTATTTTTGCTGTTATATTATGATCGGTGGAAAATATTGTGGTCTGTGTTGTTGACACATTACTTCCAGCAGTAAGCACACCACCTGTGGTGATTGTGCCATTCGTAAACAACGAGCCTGAAGTAGTTGATACTCTTTGAGAGCTTACAAGAACTTGATTCGAAATAGGGTCAAGGGATGTGTTATTGAAATTATTGACAACAGCACTATCGTAATCGTGTCGATAGTTGTTAGTGTTACGAGGCCCAAAGAAAACACCATTGGAAATTTTACCAAATGCTGAAAACGGGCCATGAACAATTGTATATAGAAAATCCGAACCATTCACAAGGGCAGAATCAAAAGTCAAAAGTGCTGCTTGATTCTGTTTAAATATGGCAGGTTTACCGTTTTCTGTTTCCACACCCGTACTGCTGTCGTAAATCTTTGGCTGTGAACCTGTCGACGTTTGCGTGGCGTCGTTTCCGTTGCCTGACTGGTCAAACCACGTTTTGACGAATCCGTCAGAACTTCCGCAGTGCGCGGCTAATGCGGAAGTATCAAGCTCATTATTGCTAAATCCAATATCCGCTTCAGCATTATCACTCGACCTTCGAACCCGCACAGCATCGCCTGTGTAACCACTTCGAAGTTGGCGTAAAGAATAAGCAGCAGCCGCGCCGCTGTAAGTGTCCAACAATCCTGTAAATGCATCTGCCTCCTCCCACGTCTGCAACAGCGTAAAAGGTGGCGTGCCGTAAGTGTCGCCATCCCTGAACCCTTCGAATGTAGAAGTGGTAGCAGAATAAGCGGTGTCGTCTGCAAAGGTGTGGATCAACGTAAAGTCGCCGATAACGTCGCCGCTTTCAAGGAATCCCGCCTTGTGGTAAATCTTGCGCTGAATAACCTTGCCCGCTGATGGCGTGTCGGATTGCGCGTCGAGAAAAATACCATCGCCGTCAGCCTTGACGGTAAACACCCGCTCCCCAAATGGCGTGGCGGGCTTGTTGTTTTCCGCCTCGTCTTCAAAGCGGTTGGTAAAGTTCGGCAGCGACTTGAACGAACTCGTAGCCGTGTCAAAAATCAACGCCTCGTTACCTGCGGGCGTGCCTGTAATCGTTACGTCGCTGAGGTCGTTCAACTCCGTAGGTACTGCACTAGTGTCCGCCTTCGCATTCAAAGCCGTTTGCGTGGCTGAACTCACGGGTTTGTCGGCGTCGCTTGTATTGTCCACGTTGCCCAACCCGACGTCCGATTTGGTCAGGTTATCGTTCACCCAGTTGCCGCTGTCGTAAATCAGGGACTCACGATCTGCAGGCGTGGTGATGCTTGTATCCGTTAAACCTGTCAGCGTGTTATTTCCTGTTGCATCGTCCGCCGCTTCCCAGTTGCCGCTCGTGCTGTTGTATGCAATCAGCTGGCCGTTCGTTACGCCGTCGACGTCTACGTCAGCAAGTTGACCAAGTTGCGCACCCGTGACTGGCGTGCCTTGTGCAATGGTAAAGTCGTCGCGCTTAATGCGGAATGTAAACTTGAGCACTTGGCTGTATCGGCGTGGCTGGTATTCAAGCTCAATGTCAACGTCATTGAACTGCACGCTCTCCACGTTGACGCCATTGTACGTTCCGCTCACACGATCCAAAGCAGCACGGACCGCTACGCCTACGTCAGCCGCTTTGTTGTAGGTATCGGCATAGCACAGGAATTCAAAGCGCACCTCATCGAGCTTTGACGGTCCGTCGTGCGTATCCTCAGGCGCTACGCTCTGCAGTTGGTACACGATGAATGGCGTCGCTGCTTCCTGCTCTGCAATCTCAGGGAAGATGCGCGTACCTACCAAGTCAGTGACGCCGCTGTTGGCGCTCAAAATTCCATATACTGCTTTACCTGCGTTCATTTCTTCTTTGCTTTTGCTGCCTTGTTTATCGCCTTCTGATACTTGGTTTGCATCATCGTAAATGCTGCATTTCGCTTGTTGCGAATCGAGCGCTCAAATACGCCCTTGTTTCTGCCTTCTCCAAATTTACCATCTCCGCCCTCGACGATGTTGGCAAACCATCCATCCGAGTTAAGCGGCATGCGACGGCCTACGCGCGGCCCTACCCAGTACGTGTTCGCCTGCTTGTCAATCAACCACACGCGCACCGAACGGTTCAATGTGCCGATCGGAATATCAAGGCCTTTCTGCTTGCCACGGCGTATGCGGATAACCTCACGCGCGTCCTTGATGTTGTTCTTCATCTCGTCCTTGTACAGCTTGCCCACTTGACGGTGGATGCGGCGCTGCACGTTCTTGTCGGCTATCTGCTTGCGCATATGCTCCAGCTGCTTCATCAGCGGCTTGATGTCTACGCCGATACCTTCGAAGCCAGTACCAGCGCCCTTCATTTCGAGGCTGCCCTTTGCCATTACGTTCCCGTGATTTGACAAAGCAGCACAAGCTGGTCCTGTCGGCCCACCTCCTCGATGCCTTGGATGTTGTAATAGTTGCCGTCATACAGCACGCGGTCGTCAGCCTTGATGCCTCTGCTGTCGCTGCTGCTGCGAATCTTAAAGCGCACGCGCTGCACAGGCATGTCCTGATCTGTGGTAATGCGCTCGGTCATACCTTCGCCCGTCTTCATCAGCTCGGCCCATACGGTCATGAGCGTAGTGTACGTTAACCGCCGCTCGCCGTACACGTTCGTTGCAGTCGTGTAGCGCTCTATTGTAATACGTCGGTCGCTCTTGCCTATCCTCATCGGTCAGAAATTACGCGGTACGGATTGAGCAAGCTGTGGATGAGGTTGGGCACTTCTGCTGTGCTTGTACCCACCACGACAATGTTGCGGTTCTCATAGAAGTGTGCGACCAGCAGCTTGATCGCGTGAATCAAACCGTCAGGCACTTCGGCCTCAAGGTACCCCAGCTCCATCGTCACCTGCACTCCGTTGCTTGTATCAGGGTGCACAGTCGGTGGCGAGATGGTGGTGATGCGTGCGGGCTTGCGCTTGAGGTCGCTGTAGTATTGCGAGGTCGCCAAGGTGAGCGTCGTGCTCGGCGTGTTGTTGTAGACAATGCTTGTGATGCTGCGCACAGGCCCCACAGGAATCTCCCACGTACCACGGAACTCGTCGAGATACATGACCGCCGTGACGTCGCCCAGCTGTACGTTGCAATAGTTCTGCACGTACTCGATGGCCGCGCTGCGTAGCGCCTCAATCAGCGTGTCCTCGTCGCTGTGGTCCACGCGCAAAAAAGTCTTGAGGTCGGCGGTGCTGACGATGCTGGCCTCGGCAGCTGCGCCAGTAATCTCTAAAGTGTAGTACATGGGTGCAAGATAAAAAAAAGGCCCCGCATGGTTGCGAGGCCCTTTTCCATTCAATCAATCTACTCTTACGAGTCGGCGTTTGCAATAGTGGCGTTAGCCATTACCATGGCACCGAGTGAACCGCTGCGTCGGACTTTAGCGTCAAAGAAAGTGTCAACCACAATCTTGACAGTTCCAGCTGAGATACCTGAGAATGGATCGACAGTTACGTCGAGACCGCCCCAGTTAGCGTAGAACAAGTCCGTCCAGTCACCGTAGTAACCGAAGTAAACAGCATCCAAACCGTCAGCTGCTACGTCGGCTGCAGCGCCTTCAATCAAAGCACCGCCAAATACAGCAGACAAATCTTGTACTGGTACAGAACCGCTGTTTAACACGTTGTAACCAAAGATGGAGCCGTTCTCAATCAACTGGCTTACTGCGGAAACATTAGCCTGACCCAAGAGGTGAGCGTAAGTAGTTGGGTGGAAAACGAATGCAGTGTTATTTTCTGCACCGTTTGCAGTAATGGCTGCCCACAAGTCGCGGATGTCCTCGGCATCAGTTGCAGCCAAGTCGTTCGTGTCTGCCCCCTCAGAAGCCAAAACGATTTGACCAGTGCCACCTGCCAAAGCAGTTGCACCACCAACACCGCTGATGCTGTTCAAGGCAATCTTGTCCTGCACGTTGGCGATAGATCGGCCAAAGTCAGCAGCAATCACAGCGGCCATGTTGCCGTTGGTTTGGTTGATAGCCTCCTTCGTGACGATCATCTGCTGCGCAATGCGCTGAGGTGACAATGTTTGTGCACCCATGGCGCCACTGTTAGATGCAACAGCTGCGCCTTCTGCTGGCTCGCTTGCTGCGTCAGTTGGCAAAGATGGCATCTTGATGTCACCGACAAAGCCGTTGAGCTGTGTAGCTCCAGTAGCTGCGAGCAAAGAGTTGGAACGCAAAGCGCCAACCAAAGCAGTTACCTCGGTAGCTACAGTTGTGACTCCAGTGTTTACGCCTGACTGTCCTGAGTCAACACCGTACACGTTACGAGCTTCAACCAACATTGATTGTGGGATGCTGAAATCGCCGCGCAAGCCGAGGCCCAAAGCGCTGGCTTCTTTGCGTGCTTCCTGCATCACCTCCTTTTCGAGGCCAGTCACGCCGCCTTGTGCAGCTTCGCGCAAAGCCTTACCAAAGTCAAACTTGGCGTTTGCCTTGATTGCTTCTTTGTCGCTTCGTACAACGGCATCTTGTGCAACGGCACGAGCCTTGAGGCGCTGTTCGTTTTTTGCCAAGCCGTCGCGCTGCTGTTCTGCTGCTTCGAGCTTGTTGTGGATGTCTTGCGTTTCTTCCAATTCCTCAGAAGTCAACGCTCGCTCCTCGGTTTCTGCGAGGGCGTTGATGTTGGCCAACTTGTCTTCCAGCTGGGAGATGTAGCGGGCCGCATCATTTGAGTTGCGAAAGTTCATAATCTTAAATTGTTTTGCGGCTTTCTCCGCTGTTTGTTCAAAGGTACGCACTTCCTGCTTTTCAGGTTGCGCCTCCGAAATCGTTTGAGTTTCTTCTACTGGCTCAGGCTTTTGCTGCGCCATTTCTCGCGCTGCTACGGAGGTCGTAGGGTACGCGGCATACGTCACTGGGCTTACGTCTAGGAGCCTAGCCATCTTTACCACCTTGCGCACGCTGCGGTCCTCGCTCCACTCCTGTTCGGCAATGGTGAACGCAAAGGATGACTGCGAGATGTCGCCGCGCTTGATCAGCTTGTACAGGTCGCGACCGTCTTGCGTATCTGCCAACGCCGCACGGTACTTGAGGCCCGTGTCGTCAATGCTCAACTCCAGCGTGCCGTTCGTGGTGCGTGCCATCGGTGCGCCTTCGTGATTAAGCAGCAACCGCACGTCGTCTTCCATCACGTCATCGAATGCGCCGCGTGCAATTTCTTCCTTAAAATATCCGAGGTCCGTGCGTTGCTCAAAGTTTGCAGCGTAGCCCTCGATGACAAGCGAGTCGTCGCCAGCGGCGCGCACCTCTGCGGTCCGTAGCTCGACGTTCTCGCCGTATTTGTTGCGCAGCTCTGACAGCTGGCTTTCGTTTTTTTCTTCCATTTGTTCTACTTTTTTCTTTGCCCATGGCAGCATCGACTTGCCGCCCCAAGCGTCATACATCAAACCGCCACAGCCTTCGTCATATGGTACGTCAGCGTTTTGTGCGTGGCGGCTCAGGAAACTATAGACACGTTTAATCACATCGTCGGATAGATTAGAGCGGCTCGCGATCTGCGATGCTCTGCGCCTACCGACTGGCGTGCCACAGCTGCCCCAGCCATTCTCCTCGGCGTACTTGAGCGCACGCTTCGCGTTATTAACTGCAGCTTGTGGATAATCCTTAGACACCGCTGCTGAGTTTAGTGCTGTACTCGTCGAGCTTGTCGAGCGCGATCTGATTGACTTGGACCATGTGAGCGTCGCCACCTGCTACGCCGTTAAGGTCCTCCGTGCGTCGTGCTTCGTTGATGCTCATGATGCCCGCCTTTACCAGCGTGTCGTAATACTGGGCGCGGCTCACGCTGTCGCCTCGCAAAAGGTCTGCAAGGTCGAAGCGTGTGAAGTGTGTGAGGCGCTCGTCAGGTGCGATCAGCTTGCAATTCATCTCCTGCTCAATCTGCCGAGTCCATGGAACGATGGTGTACTTAGCAAACTGGATGGCTTGCTGCTCCGTGTTGCTGTACGTCACATTTGACTGCACACCCACAAGGCTTGGCGGTACGCCAAAGATTCGGCAAATCTCCTGATTTAAAAAGTCGCGCTGTTCGGTCAGGCTCGCGTTCTCAGGATCAACTGCAATGCGGTCGTATCGGAATCCAAACGGCAGCAGCTTGGTGCCCAGCTGGTCGCCGCTGTTGTTCCAGCTGTCTTTGATGATGTCTATCTGCTCCTTCTTCAGCGGCTCGTTGCTGGACAGAATACCCGTCATGTTGCCTGAACTACCAAAGAACTCAGCAGCAAAGTCCTGCGCTGCTTTGGCGAGTCCGAGCATCTCGCGGTGTAGTTCAATAGGACTCTGCCCGTACAGGTTGCAAACGCGCAGCATGTCGGCGTGCATGTACACGCCATGGTCCTTCACCTCGTACATTACCTCGCCGTCGACCATCTTCTCCTTAACCGACTTGGGGTTGACAATGCAAAGCTCGTAAGGGTCGCCATTGGGCAGGCGCTTGATGATAGCATACGCCTTGCCGTAGATCAGGATGTTGGCCACGTAAGTCTGCCAAAAGTCGTAGGCTGTGTAACCTTCTTCTGCTTCTACGCTGATGAGGTCTTGAATGGTGTGACCGACGCTTACCTGCACTCCGTTCTCAGTGCGGCGCATGACGTCAAGGTGCAGCTGCGCAATCGTGCTGCTGATGCGTTGAACGCAAGCGTAAACAGTGGACAAGCCCATGGCTGACTCGGTGTCTACAAAAGCACCCGCCCGCGTGCTGATACCTCGCAAGTGCGATGCGAAACTGTGGTGACCTGTGTACGCTACTTGATAGCCGTCACGCCGAAAAATTCTTTGGAACCAGTTAGCCATTGCGCGCAAGTTACGAAAGGTTGATAATCTCAAAATAGCCCTCGTCTTCTGCTGGGCTTTTCATGTGTTCGCCGATGCCCATAATCATACCCACGATCGGGTCAATCTTTCCGCCGCTCTTTTGTTTGTCGGCTTTGATGTTGCCCGCGGGGTCCATCTTCAGCTCGACGTTGCCGAGCGCCCAACGCAGTACAGGGTCGCCGTCGTGCCACAGCTTACCCGTCCGTACCAGCACCTCAAGCTGCTTAGTGGGTGAACTCATAGAAACAAAGCCTTGACCAAACGGGACCAGCGGCACGCCGTCGTCAACAAGGTCGATGGCAATCTGCGTGCTGTTGTATCTGTCGAACGCAATCTTTTGCACGTTGTACGTGTGCATCAGGCTCGACTCCTCAACCACTTGCCCCTCGGGTTTGTTCATCACGCCGCTCACCTTTCGGCGAATGCTGGCGTAGTCGGTCACGTTGCCATCGGTCAGGTGTACATTCGGCAGCTCGAGAAACGTGCGGTAAATGTGCGAGGGGTCGCGGTCCAGCACTTGGTGCACCGTGTCGCTTGGCAGGAAGTAGTGACCGCGCACGTGATAGCCGCCGTCTTCAGGGTAACACATCACCAGCGCCGTCATATCGCTGACGCTTGCAAGGTCAAGGCCGCCCCAGCATTTGAGGCCGTCGAGGTTGGCCTCGCGCTTGTTTCGCATCCACACCTCATCCTGTATCCACGTCTTTGAAGCCGTCACCCATTTGTTCAGGTGCTTCGTCTTGAACTCTACCTCTCGCGAGCCGCCGAGGTTGATGGCTTGCTGCAGCTGGCTGTCGAGCAACTGGCCACGCAACGCAGTACCGAGCGACGGGTTTGCCTTGATCCATGTGCTGCTGTCGGTCCAGTCGTCATCATCGTCCAGTTCGTAGATGATAGCAAACTGCGCGTCATCGTGCTTGATGCCGTCAAGTATTTCCTTGCACGTCTTCTGCAGTTCGAAGCAAGGTGACTCGCGATTGAAGCCAGCCGTTGTAATCGTAAGGTGCAAAGGATTGCGACGCGCCTGCATACCTGACCGCAAGACGTTAGCCACGCCGTCGGTGGTGTGTGCGTGGTATTCGTCGATGCCTGCAAAGTGGACGTTCAGTCCGTCGAGCGTGTCGCGTTCCGAGCTGAGGTACGTGCACCGCGCCGAGAGCGTCGGCGCTTTGATGTCGTGCTTGCCTGCTTTGAGGTGCTTGCGAAGCGGCGGCGAAATCGTAACCATCCGCTGCGCTTCGTCGAATCCGATCTTGGCTTGGTCTTTCTTAGTTGCTGCAAAATATACCTCAGCAGCTTTTTCTTGATCAAAGAAAAGAGCCGCCAACGCAGCACCAGCCATAAGCGTCGTTTTACCATTCTTGCGAGCCACCGTAACATAAGCATAGTTGAATCGTCTTGTGCCGTCCTCTCGGAACCAGCCGTAAAGATTCCACAAGATAAACTTTTGCCACGGGAGTGGGTCAAACGGTTTGCCATCCCATTCGCCTACGGTGTGCCTGATGGCTCGCTGAAAAAAGGTGATGTACGCCTGCGCCGTCTTTGGCCTAAACTCAAGGCCGCGCTCCTCGGCGGTGTCGAGGTCGGTGAGGTACCGCTCGCACGCTTTGCGCGTGTACTTGCTGGCGACCAGCTTGCCATGCACCACGTCGAGCGCATACTGGTGGCCTTCACCTTCAAGCATCTTTGAACGTCAGCAGCTGCTCGAGTTCGTCGTCAATCTCCACATCCACCTCGATGCGCTTGCGAGCTGCGGGCGTCATACCGAGTTCCTTCAGCACTACGAGGTACTTGGATCGGGACTCCACCAGCATCTGATGTTCGGGTCTGTGCTTCGTCATGGTGTCGCCTGCACGGTTCACCGTTTCGTAGGTGTACCCTTTCTCGTCGATGATGGCCTGCAGTTCGCTGACCTCTACGGTCAGGCATGCCGCCATCTTCAGCAGGTCTTCGTCAAGTACGCCGATGTGTCGAGCACTGCGCAGCGCCTCCTTGATGCGGGCGTATGCTACCTGTTGTTTCGGTGTCAAATCGTTCATGTGTCAAAGCTAGCTGTCAAATCGCGACAAAAAAAACGCAATATTTCGCCCATGT